ACAGAAGAAAAATCAGGAGAAGGAGCAGGAAAAGCAGCAGCAGGAGAAGAAGAAGGAGTAACAGACATAGCAGCAGTAGTATCGGCAGACGAAGCAGCAGCAAATAAAAAAGGAAAAACAACAGGAGCAGCAACAGGAGAAGAAGTACCAGTAGTACCAGCAGTAACAGTAGACAAAACAGCAACAGGAGAAAAATCAGGAGAAGGAGCAGGAAAAGCAGCAGCAGACAAAACAGAAGCAGCAGCAGACAAAACAGAAGCAGAAAAAGGAGAAGCAGCAGAAAAAGCAGTAGTATCAGCAGACGGAGCAGCAGTAATAACAGGAGAAGCAACAGATTTTAATAATAAATATATAAATAATAATATAAAAGCTATAAATATAGTATATTTTAATACATTTAATAACAAACAAATATTATTAGATTATTATGAATCTAAAATAGATATTGATAATTCAATAATATTATTAGATAAAAGAAGTAAATTAATAAAACAAGAAAACGATTATATTAAAACTGAAACATATGAAATTATAAAATTATTAAAAATTCATGAAAATAAGTCTTATCAAGAATTAGTTAACTATACTATTGATAAAAAATCATCAACTACTGGTGGTATGTTTAATATTAAAGATATAGATGATGATTATAATTCTTTAACAAAGTTACAATTAGTTGTTTATAACAGAATATTATTTTATTTTAAACAATTAAATATACCTATAAATACAAATGTACTAAATGTTGAATCAGATAACATCAACTTAAATGTTACAGATACAGAATTATATCAACATATTAAAAAAGAGTATAATATATTACAAAAAGTATTAGATACAATTGATATAAATATTAGAAATAATTATGTAAAAAATATCAATAATGATAATGATAATGATATAAATGAATCAAAAAAATTATATGTAAATACATTAATAAATTTAATTACATATATATTTCACAATGAAATATCTCTTAATATTATATGTAATACATATATAAGTTTAATAAAGATAATTAATAATGATAAAATTAATGATATTTTAAATTTTAATATAAATAAGGATGAAGAAATAAAACAATTATATAAAAATAGTGGAAATTTTTATATTATACATTTATTATTTTTAAGTTATTTACTTAAAAATAATAATAATAAATTTACATCAGAATATATAAAAGAATATTTTTTAGATACTTTTTTTAAAGATTATATTCAAACATATATTGATTCTTATATTTTTTATAAAACTATAAATATAATTGATACTAATTATAAAAGTAAATTGACAACATTACAATTTGACAATATTGAAAAAAAATTAAAAAAATATTATAATGTAAGTGATAATGACTTACAACATATTATTGTAAAAGATTTAGAAGATAAAGATAAATTAATTTTATTAATAAATTATATAAAAAATAATAATATAAAACCTCAAGAATATAATCTAAAAAAGCATATATATTTAGAATCTTTTTTTATAATACCGGATTATTATGAAATAATAGCTTATGATAAAATAAAATATAGTTTTACTAATTATACATATAATACATTTTATATTTCAAATATAAAAAAAACAAATAACTATAATGAAATATTAGACTTATATAATAAACTAATAAATCCCCCTATTCAAGAAGATTTATTATCTACATATATAATTTCTGAAGATATATTCAATAAAATTAAATCATTAACAGATAATTTAGATCAATTAATAATATTTTTTTATGATTTAATAAAAGATATAATTGAAATAATAAAGAAAGAAGATAAAATAGATAAAATTAAAGAAATTAAAAATGATATATTAATTACAGATAAGTTTATTAGCAAATTTAAAAAAAATAACAATAATAATATAATAGCTAATATAGATTCTTCTAAAATAATATCATTAAATAATCCTGAAATTCTTGATACATTTATATATACTTATTATTATTATCAATCATATAATATACCATCTTTTGATGATAATACAAAAAAAAGAATATTATTAGAAGGAATTATTAATTTTATTTATATAAAATTTATAGATAGTAAAAGAACATATTTAATTAATTATAATATAGAATCATTATTATGTATCTTATATTATATATTAAAAAATATAAATAATTATCATGATCATAAGGTATTATTTTATAATGAAAAAAATTATAGTATAGTATTAGATTTATTTTATGAAGATTTATATATAATTGTTAAAAATAATGTAAATTTATATAATTTAGTAAATTATATAATTGAACAAAATATATATTATATGTTTAAAATTTTACCAAATAATGATATATTAAATAACTATATTGAAAAATATTTTAACAGTATAATAAAAGTAATTATTAAAACAAATATTAAAATTTTATCATTTAAAAATTTATTATATTTAAATATTTTATCTAATTATTCTGATAAATTAGATAAAATATTTAAAAAATATGATTTCATAAAAGTTAATAAAATTGTTAGTTTATTAACTTTTATGAAAGGTATTATAATAGATAAAGAAAATATAAAATATATATTAATTACAAAATTATCTGATACTTTAGATGAAATTAATAAAGATAAAATATTAAGAACAGTTATAATAAATGAATTTTTATTTGATACTAATAATATAACATATATTTCAAATAATTACAATAATATAATTGATATATTATTATATCATTATGATAATAAATATAATAGTATATTTACTAATACTACAAATTATAAAACAATTACAGATGATAGAACTATAAATAGAATTGTTAATTATACTAATTCTAATCCTACTAGTATAATTAAAGAAAATCCTACAATATTTGATAAATTAAAAAAAAAATTAGGTTTTTCTCCAAAAGAATCAATATTAACACCAACAATAGTATCAACGCCGGCAATAGTATCAACAAAAGTAGAATTAGAAAAAACAGTAGCAGAAGAAGCAGAAGAAGCAAAAAGAAAAGCAGAAGACGCAAAAAAAAAAGCAGAAGAAGCAAAAAGAAAAGCAGAAGAAGCAAAAAGAAAAGCAGCAGAAGCAGAAGACGCAAAAAAAAAAGCAGCAGAAGCAGCAGAAGAAGACGTAAAAAGAAAAGCAGCAGCAACAGACAAAACAAAAGAAGAAGCAGAAGAAGAAACAGGAAAAGAATTTAGATATGATTTAGATTTATATAAAACAAATGACATTACAAATGATAATATAAATAAATTATTTAATGATTTAAAAAAAGAATTAGATATAACTAAATTAATTAATAAAATAATTACTTATGATATTTTTATATATCATAAAAAAATATGTATAATACCTGATAAAACTAATGGAAATGAAATATTAGATAAAATTACAAATAGTGAATATAAAATAGAAAAATTAAATAGAGATATAACAGATAAATTAAAAAAATATAATATAGAATTAGCTGATACTAGTTTAGAAACATATGTAAATTTTTATTTATATTTATTAGATTATTACTATAAATATGAAGATTTAATATTTTTATTAAAAATATATATTATATTAAAATATAATGAAGTATCATCAGATAAAAATATTAAAATCTATACACAACATTATAAAGATAATATTTTAATATCAATCTTAAAAAATAATAAAAAAAATATGGAAGATATATTATTTACTAATACAACCTTAGAACTTAAAGGTGGTTTAGGATTAATTAATAATTATATAAATAATAAATTAGCAAGATTACTTAAATATATAAATACTATTATAAAAATAGAAATAAATGAAAAAAAATATATACTTACTCCTGAAAATATAAAAAATATAAAAGATTATATTATAAATAATAATCTTTCAATACAAATTAATTCTTATATAATTATAAAAGATTTGAAAATTAATTATCATGTGTATATAAACTATTTAATAAATAATTATAAATCTTATAAAAATTATAATGATAATATTCTTTATTTTAGATTAAAATTAATATTAAAAGAAGAACAACAACCAACTGAATCATTATTAATTAATTTATCTAATAAATTAAATTTAAATATTACTTATTATTATGATAATTATATATTAAATATATTAGATAAATTAAGAAATATTAAGAATAAAGAAACATATGATTATATACTTATACTTAAAGATATATCAAAATATATTATATATACTGATATAATATATGGTAAAATAAAACATAAACAATATATTAAATATAATGATACATTAAAAAAAATATTTAATAGAGATAATATCAAAAAACTAATAAAATATGATGATAATAAAAATATAAAAGAATATATAGAAGATTATAATAAAAAATTAAAAGAAAATACTATTATTATAGATAATGATGAATTATTATTAATTAGATTACATATTATAATAAAATATTATGAAAATATAAAAGGAAATATATTTTATAATACATCAACTAATTATATTGAAAATAATCAATTAAAAATAGATAAAAAAGAAGAAATAGATGAAAAACTTATTATATTTTTAGAACCTATTTTATTAAATAGTCATAATAATAAAGTACATAAAGATATAATGTATTATATTACAAATATATGTTATATGATTTATAATATATATGATAAATTTAATAAAGATACTTTATATAAATTAGATTTATCTAAATCAAATACTATAAAAGATAAAACACTAAAATATTTAAAAGAATTATACGATGATGATATTGATTATATTAAGTATGAAGATATTTTAAAAGATAATTATAATAATAAAGAATTAATAACAATTGCGAAATTACAATAATACCTATTATTTTTTTAATTATAATTTATATATTAATTATAATGGATAAATATAAAAAATATAATTATAAATATATATCTGAAAGAGAATATATATTACTTCCAGATTATCCTGAGAATTATAATGAAATATTAACTTCATCATATGATGAAATTAAAGTATTTAATGAATATAAAATAGAAGATGAATCTACAAAAATAATTAATCAATCTTTAAATGATATTATTAATTATAAAAATATTAAAATAAATTTAGGTTTTTTGAATCCTGGAATAAATATATGTTATAGAAATGTTGTATTATCACTAATTAAATATAATTCAAATTTTGTTAAATTATTATATGAAAAAGAAAGTAAAAATAATAAATTAAATATTATTAATACATTATTTAATCCATCAAAAAATAATTTAAAATTTTTTTATTTAAATATTTATAATTTAATATTAGAATATAAAGAAGATACAACTTTTTATGATAAAATTAATAATGCTTATAAAAAAGAAAATGAAGAATGTGAATTAAAAATAGGTATTATGAGTGATTTTAGTCAATATATGACAGAATATATATTACCAATTATTGAATATCGCAAAGTTTATAATATTAATGAAGATATTTATAAATTTAAATATAATAAATCAGATACATATATAGTTTATAGTAATAGTCATAAAACAAAAGAAAATGAAGAAGCTATAAATAATAAATTATTAAAAGTAAATACATATAATTATATAAATAATAAAAGATTAGATTTTAATAATATAATATTTACATGTGGTGAAATAAAATATATTAGTAATATAAATTATAGTATATTTGATATAAATAAAGAAGATAACTCTGAATTAATAAACGAAAAAAAAAATAAAAAAGAAATATTAAGTAAATATTATGATATTATAAGTAATGAATATAATAATATTACTACGTTAAATAAATATATTGATCAAATATTTGGCAAAATACAAGAAGAAAATAAAATAGAATATTTGAGAAATATATTAGAAAATGAAGGTATAAAAAATAATGAAAATTATACATTTTATACAAATACATATCAAGATGAAATATATATAGAATTAGTTAATCCAACTATTGATAATGATAATGATAATAGAGACTTTTATAATAGTATAATAAATTATAATAATATTATAATAAATGATAATAATTATACATTAAAATTGTTTGTTAAATTAAGCGGACAACATTATACGTGTTTTGTTAAAGATATAAATAATGATTGGTATGAATTAAATGATTCTAGTACTAATAAAAAAGACGAAATAGAAGATGATATAATATATGCTAGATTATTTTATTATATAAAAAATGATACACTAAATACAACATCTAAAAAAATAAATAATGATAAAGTTATAGATATTTTACAAAATATTATAAACAATGGTGATGTATATAATTTAGATACATCAGATAAATTATATAATGAATATAAAAAAATATATGATTATGCTATTAAGTTATACAATGAGTCAGCTCGTATTATAATAAAATCAACTGATACTAATGATTTAATAGAGAAAATAATGACTAACATAAAAATAAAAATAAAAGATGATAATGATTTAAAAATGATAGAAAATAAATTAAAAAATGGATTAAAATCATCAGGAGGATATTATTATAAAATTAATTTTAATGAAATATTGAAATATTATTATAATGAATTAGATAAACCTGCTGAAATAAATTCAATATTTAAATTATATTTTATAATAGGTATTTACACATATTATAAAAAAGAAATATTTGATTATACAAAGAATTTAAGAGAAATATATAATGAAACAAAAAAAATTTATAAGAAATATATAAATGAATTTAATAAAAATAGGAATTGTTTTATAAAGAATTATTATATAAATAAAATAGAAATAGAAAAATATTTAAATTTAAATTTTATTTATCCGATATATGAAAAAATAGAATTAGAAGATATTAATATCAAAATAAAAATAAATAATAGTAAAATAAAAATAAATAAAACTTCACAAGAATTAAAAGAAGAATTAGATGAATTTATAAGAAAAAAAGATTATATATTATTTAATGAAAATATAATTATATCAGAAAATAGTAGTTATAAACATGATATTAGTTATTTAATAAATTTTATAAGATATTATTCATACAATAAATCAATTATTATAGATAATTTTAATGATTTATTATCATTAATTCTAGTAGAATTCATAACAAATACAGATGAAATCATTTATTTTAAAATAAATGATAAAGATTATTCAATTCCTAATATTAAGATACATCCATATAAAATATCTGATAAAAATAAGCCTATAATAACAATTACTTTAAATAAAATTGAGGAAGAATTATTTATAAAATTATTAAATAAACCAAATTACGATGGATTATATGCTATAATGGCACGTTATTTTTATTATTTAGATTTTGATTTAACAAAACCATTAATATATAAATTTTATATTAATAATGAGATAGAAGAGATAATAACAGATGATAAATATGTGGAAGATAAAAGATTATTAATAAATATAGATAATTATCATTTTATACCTTTAGAAAATATAACAAATTTAAAGATAACAGAAAATAAATATATATTTTTATCTTATTATGGTATATTATTAATAAGTACATTATATACATCAATTAGTTTATATAATTATTTATCATTATTATATATATATTTTGGTTTAGAAAAATATAAAGAAAAGATAAATGATATTGATATTAAAATAATAGAATTAATAAAATCAGTAATAATAATATATAGATATAAATTAAAAACAGAGGATAATTTAGAGATAGATAATTTAATATTAAAATTAGTTAATTTTAGAGAAAATCCTATAATAAATAAACTAAAATTACATATTAATATAGATATAAATATGTTATCAAAACTTTTAAAAAATAATTCAATAAAAGAAATTAATTATAATGATTTATATAATATATCTAAAGAAGTATATGATAATTATATATTAAAAAATAGTGATGAATTAATAATAAAATTATTATATTCATTTATTTTACCTATATTAAAAGAATTAATAATAAATACAGATATAAATACAATAACATTACAAAAAGAAGTAATTAGAATAAATGCTATTGAAATATTATTAACATTAAAAAAATATAAACAAATAGAATATAAAGGAGGAACAACAAATACGGATATAAATATAAAAACTTCAGATATAACTAATGATTCAGAAAAAACTACAAATAGTGATGATACTAAAAAATCAACAGATACAACACCACAAATTCAAAAATTAATTAAAGATTTATCAATAATAGGTACAATAGAATTATTATTTAAGAGTTTAAATATAGAAAAATTAGAAGATGTATATTTTACTAAATTAAATGAATTAAGTTTTTTACCTAGAATTAATACAGAAGATAAAACAAAATTAGATAATTTTTTATTTGATACAGAAAGTATATTAGGAGATTTTAAAATAGATTTTAATGATCGTAATTTTTTAAATAATTTAAATAAGATTAGTACATTAATAGATAAAAATTTAACAACTGTAAAAGATGAAATGGCATTATATGGTATAGGATCTAATTCAAGAAATAGTGAAAATCTTAAATCTGGTTCAACTGAACAACAAATATTAAAAACTATTAAAAATAATATTAAAACTTTAAAAACTACTATAGAAAGTTTAAATGAATATAAAGAAATAAATAATGGAGATGTGAAACAAATATTGAAAGATTTTAAGATAATAATAGATGAAAAAGAATATATAAATTTAGTAGGAAATCCTAAAACAATAATTGACGATTTTGAAGAATATGTTTTAGAAATTGAAAATTTAATAGATATTTATAAAAATATATTGAAAGATATAAAAAATACATATGAATCTATTAAAAAAGGTATAGATGATACAAAGAAAACATATAATGATAATATAAGAAATGCTAATTATAGAAATGATGATATAGACGGAAGATATAGAAGAGATAGAAGACAATATGATGATAGAGACGATAGAGATCGCAGAGATCGTAGAGATGATAGAGACCGTAGAGATGATAGAGATCGTAGAGATGATAGAGACCGCAAAGATGATAAAGAGGAAAATGAAGATGATAAAGATGATGAAGAAAAGAAGGGAGGAGGAAAAAAACTAGAAGAATTTAAGAATAGAATAAATAAGATTACTGAAAATAAAGAAAATATATTGCCAGTTAATATAAAAAAATTAAATGACGGAATAGATAATGTAACAAAAAAAAATAATTTTGTTAAAATAAATGATAAAATAAATGATATAAAGAATCATTATAAAAAACTTAAAACTAGTAATTTAGTAAGCGATAGTATAGATAAAGAAGAAGTTCTTAAAAATTTTATAGATAATGAAGGAAATAATTTATTTGAAAAAATATTATATCAATATGATAATGATGTAAAAGAATCTACTGATGAGATAGCTAAAAATAATTTTTATGATAATGTTCAATATAATGATTTAGATCCAGAAAAAGAATTAGCAATTAATATATATGATAAATTAATATTTGTAGTTGTTATTATTATATTAAGATTATTTACATTACAATTAGTTTATTATTTTATAGATAGAGATATAGTTTCAAATATAAAAAAAGCTATATATTATTATGCTATTTCATATGTAATATTATTATTTATAATGGTATTTGTTGTAAATATAGATGTATTTAGATTACGAATAGTTTTTAATTATTTAAATATGCATATAAATTCAACAAGTATATTTGGTCATGTTATAATTACCTTAATTATAACATATTTGATTTATTTATTAATATTAAATACAGCATCTGAACCTCTTAGAACAAAATTATCAAAAAATGAAAAAATAAAATTAAAATATAAATTAGATATATTAACAATTACAATTGCTACATTTTTAGTTATATTAACATTAGTGCTTTAATTGATATTTAAATAGTAATGATATATTATTATTATAATTATATATGGAAGAATTAATAAAATCATCATAAATTAGTTTATTTTTTTTAATAATAAGTTTATTATTATTAATATCTACAATAATATTATCTATAAATGTACCATTTTCTTTAATAATTTTAATTTTATCATTTACTTGAAATTTAATATAATTATTATTTATATTGATAGAAAATGTATTATTATTTTCTAAAACATCTATAATATTATAATAATAATGATTAAAATCCAAATTATTACCTCTGTAATCTATTAATGAAATAATCCAATTATTATTTAAATTAATTTCATTATAATTATCTGTTATAGGTTTCCATATATCCCAGTTACTTTCATTACTTATAGTATTAATATAAGTATAATTAATATTTTTTAAACCATCACTAATTGATAATAATATATAAGGTGTTATTTTTTTAATATCATATGGTAAACAAATACAACATGGATAAATAAGATTATTTTTAATATTTATATTTGGTGTAACTTTAAAATTATTTTTACTAGTATTTATAATAAATGTCTTAAAAGTATTATTATTAATAGGATTTTGATTAGTTATTTGTATATTTGGTATTATATTATTATCTTTATTATTAAATAAATTATTTGTATCTATATCATTTGATTCAAATGTAGGAGGTGATAATAAATTCATACTAGCTCTGATATTTTCAAGTTCTTTTAATTTACTTTCAATAATAACTTCTTTATCAGGTTCATTTTGTTCATTGATATTACTAATATCATTTTTTATTTTTACTAAAATTATTTTATTAATTTCATTATTTGGTGTAGATGAATTTATATTATTTTCTAAATATGTATTATTAAAAATAGAAATAAATTTTTCTTTTGGATATTCAGTTATTTTATATTTATCATTAAGCATTTTTAAAGCAGCCTGATATAAATTATCACAATTCATTTAATAATAATGAATAATAATTAAAACTTAAATCTTTTGTAAATAATTAATATTAGGTCTAAAAAATTTAAATCTTAATTGTTTCATTTTATTATCTGTTAAATCTGGATGACTTATAACTTTATCAAATGTAGCTGTTTTTTTATTTTTTCTTAATAATAATAAAAATCTTGTTTGAAATGTTATAGAAAATACACCACATTCTGTATTACTATATTGATGTTGTTTTTTATTAATATAAATATTAAAAGGTTTTTTAAAAATATTTTCAGCTTGTTTTTTTATATCATTAAAAACTTCTATTAAATCATTAGGCATTTTAGCACTAGTACTATCATAATAATAACCACCATATGATTGTATAGTAGGATCAAATATAAAAAAAGAGGAAGTCCAATGTGTACCAGGTTCATTATGTTTAGATAGATTTGTAATAAATCCAAAATATTTAATATTATAAGTATCCATTAAATGTTTAATATTAATATTACAATATGATTTAGAATAAACACATGTATTATTTATTTTTTTAGCAAAATCTATTGAAAACACTCCATGAAATTTATATTTAAAACTAGGTATATTTTCATATTGTTTTAATACTTTTTCAATATCAAAATTAGATAACCATTCAATAGGATTATCTACCCAATCAGCAGGTTGTGCTGGACGTAATTCATTATCTTCTATGGTTTTCATATCATTTTCAATTTTAGTATTACCAGTTTTAATAGCATATTCTTTAAGAATATCAGTCCATGCCCAATAAATATTTTTTTTATTAATAGTTTTTTCAAATTTTTCATTAATTTTATTAATAAGTGTATTTATACTATCTTTTGAATTATATATAATATGATTACTTACATTAAAGGTATTCCACGCATTAATAATAAGAAGTAAAGATTTTTTACTAAAACAAACAGATTTATTTTTACCAGAAACAGTAGGAGTACAAAATTTCATAATCTTCTGCTTATAATGAAATATTTAAAAATAAAAATTGATTATAATTTATAATATAAAATTAATATAATATGGCAGCTAAAAATGAACTACAATTATTTATAAATAAATATAAATCAGAAAAAGGCAAACCATATACTAATACAAATATTGGAAATCCTAAATTTGCTATTAATGTTCCTAATGAAAATTATGATGAATTTTTAAATTTATATGCTTTAGCTATCACAAATGGTATTCATTTATATTTAACTGAAAAACCATTAGATCCTAGTCCAATACGTGTAGATTTAGATTTTAGATTTAGTCAAGAAATAAATACAGATGGAGAAACAAAACCATTAGTTAGAAAATATAATGATAATATAATTGATAAGATAATCGATTATTATTTTAAAATTTTAAATACTTATTTGAATATAAGTGATGAAGCTAATATTGCTTATATTATGGAAAAACCATCACCAATTTTATTTAGAAATAAAATAAAAGATGGAATTCATATTATATTTCCACATATTATTACTAATAATAATATTCAACATTTTATTAGAAAAAAAATATTAGATAAAGCTAATGAAATTTTTAATATTCCTGATATTTGTAATGTTCCTGAAGATATTGTAGATAAAGCAATTATAAGTGCTAGTCCTTGGCAAATGTATGGTAGTAAAAAACCTGAAAGTGAAACATATAGAGTATCGAAAATTTATAAATATAAAGATAATAAATCTGAATCTCTTTCATATGCCAGATCAGCTAAAGAAGAAATAGATTTTATTAAATTATTTTCTATGCGAAAAACAAATATTCCTGTTACTGAAATATTAGAAGATAAAAAAATTGATATTGAAGAATATATTAGACATGTATTACCATCTATTGATAAACATCAAAAAGATAAATTAGATAATAATATATTTTCTGCTAAACTTACTAATATTACAAAAAATTATACTAATGATGATGATTATATATTGGCTAAAGAATTAGTTATTGAATGTTTATCACATAGTCGTGCTGATAAATATAATGATTGGATTAATTTAGGATGGGCATTAAGAAATATTGATTATAGATTATTAAATACATGGATAGAATTTTCTAAAATTAGTAGTACTTATATTGAAGGCGAATGTCAACAATTATGGGATAAAATGAGAAAAGAACATTTAAGTATGGGAACACTTAGATGGTGGGCAAAACAAGATAATTTACAAAAATATAATGAAATTATTAATAATTCAATTATTCCATTAATTGATATTGCTATTGGAAGTGAAGGAGCTCATTATGATGTTGCTAAAGTAGTTCAAGGTATTTATAAAGGAGAATATAAAGCAATTAATAAGGAAACATGGTATAAATATGATAAAAATTCACATAGATGGATAAAAACAAGAGAAGGATTAAATTTAAGAAAAGCATTAAGTGAAGATATCTGTAAGAAATTTATGGAAAGAGGTATTTATTATAATAATATGATAATGAGTACAAGTGATGAAGGTCAAAAAGAAATTTATAATAAAAAAGCAGTATCTGCTAGTAAAATTAGTTTAAAATTAAAAACATCAGGATTTAAAGATAGTGTAATGAAAGAATGTAAATGTTTATTTATAGATGAAAAATTTGAAGAATTATTAGATAATCGTTCTTATTTATTAGGATTTGATAATGGTGTATATGATTTAAAATTACATATTTTTAGAGAAGGTATGCCTGATGATTATATTTCATTATCTACTAATAAAAATTATATTCCATATGATCCATCTTTACCTGAAATAATTGAAATTAATACGTTTTTTAGTAAATTATTTACTAATGAAGTATTAAGAAATTATGTATTAGATATTCTTACATGTGCTATTGATGGAAGTATAGCACAAGAACGATTTTATGTATTTATTGGAGATGGTAGTAATGGTAAATCAAGATTATTAGATTTTATTCAAAAAACTATGAGTGATTATTATTCTACTCTTCCTATTGCTTTACTTACACAAAAACGTGCCGCTTCTAATTCAGCACAAAGTGAATTAGAAAGAACTAAAGGTAGAAGATTTGCTGTTCTCCAAGAACCTAGTGAAAATGATAAAATTAATGTTGGTTTAATGAAAGAATTATCAGGTAATGATAGAATTTTAACTAGAGGATTATATAAAGATCCATATGAATTTAAACCTCAATTTAAAATGATTTTAGCTTGTAATGAATTACCTGAAGTAGGCTGTGATGGTGGTACATTTAGAAGAATTAGAGTTATTGAATTTTCATCAAGATTTTGTGAAAATCCTGATCCTAATAAAGCTAATGAATTTCCTATGGATTTACAATTAAGTGAAAAATTAGAAAGATGTGTTGATGCTTTCTTATCAATGTTAATAGAAAGACATAAAAATTTAAATCCTAATAAAATTAATGAACCTCGTGAAGTTATTAATGCCACACAAAAATATAGAAATAATAATGATATTGTTGGTCAATATATGAATGATAATATTATTATTGATTCCGCCTATAAAGAAAAAATAGGATTAATGGAAATTTATAATGATTTTAAACAATGGGCCAATAAAAATATCAATAAAGGGAAAAAAATACCTGATAGAAATCAGCTAAGATCCTATATTGAAAAATTATATGGTATTTATGATGCTAAAATTGGATGGAAAGGATTACGATTTAAAAATGAAAATGAATTATCAGATATGTCTTAATTTTTTATAAAATAAAATAAAAAATGATTATTATTATATAATATATATTCTAGTCAATAATGGAAAATATTGCCGATATTAAAGCTTCTATTCTTAAGAAATTTGATGAATTATTAACATCTAGTTTAACATCACTAGAATCTGGTGGTAAATTTTCATCATCTGAGATTGGAAAAAATATTGGTAAAATTATAAATGAAGAATTGAAAGATGTTCGTAAAGGTAATAGTGGAACTAAAAAGAAAAAGGTAGTAGATAAAAAAGTAGAAGAAGAGAATACCGCTAAACCAAAGGAAAAATCAAAAAAATCAGATGATGAAAAAAAATCAACACGTAAACCCAGTTTATGGAATATTTATATGAAGAAAAAAATGGCTGAACTTAAAGCTGAAAATGAAGAACATGGCGTTGTTAAAAGTTCAAAAGAATTATTATCAGATGTTGCTTTATTATGGAAAGAAGATAAAGCAACATTTAAACTAGAGGAAGAATAATAAGAAAAAATTAAAATAATACAAAATATTTTTTGTATTTTGTATTAATAGAAAAAATGGATTCTAAAATATATATAAAAGACAGACGATCAATTTTAGATTTTTTAGATAAATATGCTACTGAATATAATTTAGATGATATTTCTAGAACACAATCTATAAAATTATATAATAATATAGAATTTAATGGTAGAGTTGCTAATTTTATAGTTGATATTAATGATATTAATTATTATATTGATATATTAAAAATATTAAATTTATGGGATGATGTTTATGAACCTATTACATTTGATTATTTAATGGAAAATGTAATAGAAAAATTAATACAATGGATACAATTAAGATTAAATACATCTAAGATTTATTTACATAAATATTGGAATTTTTTAAATAAATTATATGTTCAAAAATGTTTTGATAAAGAATCATTTAATTATTTATATACAAAAGGTTTAACTGATACAAATATACGTAATATATTTTTTGGAGATTGTAGAGAACATGAGATATTATTACATGTTCTTCTTAAATTATATTTAAAAAAACATAATTTACTTTCTAACTTTAAACTATTTAGATATTATGGATATGGAACAACTATAACAAATATACGTAAAAATAATTTGTTTTGGCGTAAATCTAGATTATTATCACAAAATAGAGATATTAAAATTAGTTTATCTAAAGGTGGTAGTTCATCAAAATCTTCTTCAAGTAGTAGTAGTAGAGATTCTTCTCAATCCATGACATTTAATATATTTCCTAAAATAGATGATTTATCAATACTAACATGGGAACATACTCATCCATTATTATATGATATATCATCTAATAAATTATATGCTATTGATGCGTTAGGACATAAAACTCATATAAATCCAAATGCTGTAGAAAGACATAACGTAGAAATAATGATAGAAAAAATAGAACAGTCATCATCATATTCTTTATGGTATAGTAATTTAAAAGATAGAAATACAAGAATTTATATAGAATCACCTACATTTTTTAGTGGAAATAAACAATGGGCACTACCATATAAGAGTAAAAAATCTAGTTTAATATATGGACATGAATTTGATGATACAAAATTATTAAAATCATTATATTATAATTCTAAATATCGTATATTAGATTTAAGAAGTATACCAACTGATTTATTTTTAGAAGATGGAGTAAAAGAATTATGTTTATTGTTTGAAAAAAAATGATATATAAATAAAAGAAAGATAAAATAATAAATGGAAATAGATAAAATAGATACTATTATTGAAAATCTTAAAGAAATGCTTCATGTAGATAGAGGTGATGATATTAGTGAATTTGAAGAACATGAAATAGATGTTGATAGAGAATCTTTTTATAATGATAATATTTTAATTAATTTTCATACTAATAATACAGCAATAATATTTGCTTTAACAAAAAATTTACGAACTTTATTAATGTCAAATTTTAAAGAATATAAAAATAAATTAGATGCTTATTTAAAAGAATTTAATAGTAAATATAATATTATAATTGTATTTAATAATGATATATTAACAACACCTACTATAACTCAATTATCAACAATTGATAAAATTTTACAAAAGAAAAATGGTATGCTTCAATATTTTCAAATGAATGAACTCTTATTTAATCCAACTAAACATGAATTAGTACCAAAACATAGAAAACTAAGTTTAGATGAAGCTAAAGAAATTATGGAAAAATATATGTGTAAAAATAAATTACAAATGCCTATTATTTTACATAATGATACTATAGCTAAATGGATAGGACTTAAACAATTTGATGTTGTAGAAATAACACGATATAATGAAAATAGTGGTAAATCTTACTATTATAGATGTTGTATTTAATATTTATTTTTTTATTATAATAATAGATGTCATATCAATATACTAATTTTGAAAATACTATACCTATTGTAGAAAAATGGGTTAATAAAAATTTTGATTCCTATATTAATATAGGTTTGTATGAAGAAAATAATATTAAATATAATTATTATGTTTTAGATCCTGATGATGATGATACTAAATTAGTATCATATATATTAAGAGTTAAAAATCCTATTAAAAATTATCAATTATTTACATGTGGAGCAGGTGGAAATGGTGGTATAATATATGGTAAAGGTGGAAATGGTGGTAATTATTTATATATAGATAATTTAAATTCAAATCCATCAATTATTTCTAATCAATTAAGTATAGGATCTTATTTAATAATTCCTGGAAAATCTAGTGATATAATTACAGATTTAGAAAAATATTCAAATGAGTTTACAAATATATTAAATCAAATAATATTAAATTCTTCATTTTATATTATTTATTATAATGATAATTTATTCAATACTTATAAATCATCATCTACAATAGATAGATATAAAACAAGAAATTGGAATAGACCTATTAATGTTGATAATACTGTAGCAAATATAATAGATATTGTAACATTAAACAATAATAAAAATAATAGAATAGATATATATGAAAATACAAATAGAACAATTGAACTTATTTTTTATTTAAAAAAATTTAAATCATTTCGTTTTAAAGAATTTAATAATCCAAATTATACAAGACTTATTAGAATTAATAATAATGGAAATATAAATATTATTTATGTACCCGATATAGGTACTAATTATACATATACGGCAGGAGAATATGATGAAATTATATCTATTATTTGTTATCCAAATAGAAGAATATCATCATCATCCGATAGTATTGACTGGACTTCATTATTTGATATAGATTATGCTTTATCACCATCAAATAAAAATAATTATTATATATATGATTTTAATAAAAGAAATGATATTAATAATATTAATAGTTTAATAGATACTATTAGTATTAATAATGTAAAAAAAAATACAAATATTTATTATAATTCAAATCCAGATGCTACATATAGATTATTAGAAGATAAAATAAATCAAAATTATTTAGGATTACAAGGTGGTGCTAATGGTTTTATTCTTCAAATAACAACTAATAGATATGTAACTGTTAGTTCATTTTTAAAAAGATATTATACACCATATTTATTTTCAGTAGATAATACAGCAAATCTTCAAGGAGGAGGTGCTGGAAGTACATTTATATCAAGTGTTGGAAATATTATTATAAATAAATTAGGAGGTAATAATTTTATAAAATTATCTAAAGTTAATCCTACTAATGTAGGGTTTTTTTCAAATACAAATGAATGGATAAGTGGTAAAAAAGGTTATTATAATACTAATTTTAAGTTATATGCCTATTATAAAAAAGATCAAAATATAGAACTTAATAACAATACACTTTCAAATGGTGGAAATACTGGTTATTGGCAATTTATAAAAGATGAAATAAATTATAATTATGGAGCCAATGGTATTAATGATTTAAATTCACCTAATTATGGGACATATGGTTGTGGAGGTCAAGGTGGTAGTATATTAATTGATAAAAATTCTAAATTTACAGGAAGTAAAGGAAAAGATGGTGTTTTTATATTATCATTTATAAATTATGCTATAGCAACTATAGTAAATAATAATCCATCTGTTATAAAAAAAATGGTAACATTATTTATAAATTATGACAATAATAAATTAGATTTTATTAATTATTTAAAGGATAGCAATGATCCTATTAATATTAATAATTTTAATATATCAAAAATTATTAATAATTCATTTATTCATGATGCTAATATACATTTAAATGACACTTATATAAAAAAGATTGAAATGTTTATTAATAAAGATAATTTAGTTAAATTATTAAGTATATCATATATCATACAAAGAATATATTTTATAATTAGTAATAATATTAAATTAATAACAGATAGCTCTACTATATCAAGAATTGAAATATTATTTATAGATGATATAACAAAAGAAGAAATAACAGTAACTAATAATAATCTTAAAATAATTATTTATGATAAATTTAATGATATTGATAGTAATATCATAGGATATAATTATTCAAAATATTTTTTAGAACCATTAAATAAAACAAATTATCATCAATTACTAGATGATAATAATTTTTTAAGTGTTAAAAAAAGAATCTTAATTATTAAAGAAAATGATATATTGTATGATTTAACTAATGATATAAAGACTGAAATTCCTAATACATATTATGATAATAATTATTATACATTTTTAATAATGATTATATCATATATATTAGATATTCCTTCAAAAGATTTTAAAATAAATATAAATGTGATTGAAGGAATTTTTCAAATAATTAGAATAAATTCTATTATATATACAATATTATATAATAAATATAATCAATTAGATTATACATCAAATGCTATTATAAATAAAATATATACTAATTTAAAATTATTTAATTATGATATAAAAACAATAACAGATAAAATTGAAATAACAAATAATGTTTTTTTAGAACAAAATGAATTTAAATTATATTTTAATAATAAAATAATTGAATATGATCAACTTCATGATAAAAATATACAAAAACATAATTTTATAAAATCTAAAAAAGCATTTATGGATGGAAAAGAAAGTTTAAAAAAAACAATAAATATTTTAAGTATAATTAGTATTATAATTACAATTATAATTGTATTATGGGTATTTATAATAATAATAATAAATGTTAGTGTATTAAATTCAATACCACAACTATTTTTAATGATTGTTATATTATTATTAACTATATTTATTATTAATTATTATGAAAAATATTATAGTTATAAAGAATATTTTACAGATCAAGAAGAAACAAAACAATTTGAAATATTTAATTTTACTAATGATTATAATATAACAAATTTTACTTATAATGAAACTAAATATAAAATAACATTTATAAATAATACTTCAGAATTTATATTATATAAGAATGATAATACTAATATAATTTTAATTCAACCAGGTGAAAATGCTACAAATAATAAAGATGGTTTAGGTGGTACTATAAATATATATGATAGTGATTTTATTTCAAATAATTTAACTGAAAATAATAAATATTCAATTACATTTAATTCAAATTTATTATATATAAATGATAATATTAAAACTAAATCTAGAACAAATTTAGATAATATAGATAATATTAAAGTATTTTATAATAATGATAGTATTAATAATAATTATTTAACATTAAAAAATTATTATGATAATTTAAATATAAATGATTCCAATATTAAAGAAATATTAGATATTTTACTATCATATTCTAAAGGTAGTTATTATTATGGTAGTAAAGGAAATACTCTAATAAATCAAGATGTATTTATAAATAAATTTAATAATCCAGGATCATATGGTATAGGTGGTATATATAGTTCTAATGATAAAACAGGAAGTAATGGTGTTATGATATTAATAACAAAAGAAATAGAATTAGATAAAGACATACATACAGATTTACAAACATTAATAAATTTATACAATAATAATATTAATAAATTTATATATGATAAATTCAATAATATTTATTTAATAGATAATACAGTTATATATAAAAATGCTGTTAAGGCATTTAAAAATAAAATGGATAAAGAAACGAATAAAGATAAACAATTTCAATTATATGATGCTAAATTAAATAATTATTCTCATATAATATTGATGGATGTTTATTATAAATTAGCATTAGTAAAATTATTTATAATGATATTAGTAACAATAATAGGAGGAATATTATTATATTATTTAAATGAAAACATATTATATTTTGTAATAATATTAGTAATATTTATAATATTATTTTTAGTAATCAAATTTTTTACAAATATTAGTTCTATAACTAGAATGGATTATTATAAATATTATTGGAGTAAATATAATAAAAATTATTATTAAATAGAATAATAATATGTCATCTACTATTATATCATTTCCAAATGTTAATAAATTTATTAATTTTAAAGGAAAATATATATTACCTAAAATTGATAATGATAAATATTCATATTTTATATTAACAAATACTAAAGATAAATATCTTTTAACTAATAATGATATAAATAATAGAAATATAAATATTGAAATATTTGCGGTAGGTGGTGGTGGAGCAGGAGGTTATTATAATGGAAATGGAGGAGATGGAGGAACTGTTATTTATAAAAAATTAGAAATTAAGAAAGATACATTATTAACATTAGAAGTTGGTTCAGGAGGTTATTATGTAACAGATAATAATTATATTAGAGGATTTAAATTTATATTATATGAAGGACTTATTAATGATATTTTCAATGAAAAAAACAATTATATAATGAATATGAATGATGATGATATTATATTAAAAGGTTTAATAAAAAAAATAGAACAAAAAATAACTAATTTAAATTATTTAACTGATATTGATATTAATAGTACAATTATTAATAATCCAATATTAAAAAATCAATGTTTAGAAAATCCATTAAGTGAAGATTGTTTAAATAATAATAATAATTTTATAAATATTAATCGAAGTTATACTATTAATATTAATAGTTATTTTTTCGTACCTTATGATTGTTCTATAGAAATAATAATAGAATCACCTAAATATGCTATTATATTTTTTTATAATGATGATGATATAAAAAATAATTTATTTAAATCAGATTTAATTTATTATAATAAAAATCCTACTTATAATTCTTATTGGTTAAATGTTGAAAATAATAATAAAAAAACTTTTAAAAGAGAAAATTTAAAACAAAATGAAAAATATTATTTTAAATTAATAGGAAGTCAAGATACTAAAATAGAAATTAAATTAATAACAAAAAATAAACAAGAATATATTATAAATGATAATTATTTTAAATATAATAATAGTAATGAAAATTTTGGTTTAAATTATTCAACAGCAACTGTAGTATCAGAAAATAATGAAAAAATAATAAATGCTATTGGTGGAATTTCAGGATCTATTAATTCAATTAATAGAAATTATGGTAAAGGTGGATGTATATCATATGATTTAAATAATAAAAAAATAAAAATATGTAATGATGATATAAATGGTTATACTGGAATAAAATTACCAAATTCTATATCATCTGAATTAAAAGATCTTAATTATAAATTATATAGATATGGATCTAGTGGAGGAGGTGCTAATTGGAAATCAAATGATAATGGAGGAAAAGGAGGTATAGATGCTGGAAATGGAGTTAGTTTTACAAATATACCATCTTTATCAAGTTCAACACCAAATACAGGAGGAGGAGGTGGAGGTAATTCATTTTTATCAAATATAACTGAAAGAAAAATGAAAATAAGTAAATTAAGAGGAGCAGATGGAATAATAATAATAAAAGTTATAAAAAAAATAGAACAAACATTAATTCAAACATTTGTAAATATGGATAATAAAAATGAAATATTAAATATAAATCAAAAATTAGAATCAATATATGAAAGTGATAATGTTAATATATATGATAAAGAAAAATTTTTAAATAATTTAAATATAAATAGATTAGATTTAAATAATTTTGGATTAAATACAGCTAAATTATTTATATTTTTTTCTATATTGATGAATAATATTAAAGGATATGTAGAATTAACAGAAAAAGAAAAATTAAGATATCCTATAAAATTTATATATGATGAAAAAAATAAAAGAATATTTTTTTTAGAAAATAATTATTATAATTTTAATTTTGCTAATTATAATGAAATAAATTATTATTTTTCTATAATAAGACCAAATCTAGAAGTTAAAGAAGAATTATTAAAAATTTTTATAAATAATGAATTAATATATAATAATCAATTAAATGATGAATCTTATTTTAATAAAATATTAAATGATATATTAGATCCATCAAAATTAATATTATTTATAGAAAATGTGAATAAACATTATTTTAATAATTTTAATTATTTTATGAATTATGTTTTTTTTACAAATATTTATAATTTAATAATAGCTTCTAATAATAATAATGATATTATTATAAATAAAGTTAATGAATTATCACAAATAATTAAAAATTTTAATATTAATTATTTTACTCCTATTGATAAAAATAGTGATGATAAAACAGATACACTTATTAAAGATAGAACATATTATGTAGAACAACAATTAGAATATAAAAAAATATATGAAAAAAATTTAGAAGAAAATGATAAATCAAATAAAGCTACAAATTATTCTATAAATGTATTTAAAGCTAAATATTATCAAAATAAGAAAAATAATTGGTTTAATATTTTATTTTATATAAGTATATTTTTAGTAATAATTTCATTTATAATAACTTATAATTTATTTGAAAATGATACAAAACCTTTAGTAATTCTTGTATTATTTATAATTATGTTAATTATTATTATATTATTATGGAATTATTCTAATAATGAATTAAAAATATTTGAAAAATTTGGATGTAATGATAATAATACATCAGCTAATTGTATTGATTATAAAGGAAATATAATAACTAATAATTCAATAATACCATATTATTATATATCTAAAGGAATTTCTTTTATTAATATAAAACCTAAAAATGATATAATAGCAGATATATTTGTATATAGTTCTCCATTTTATGTAAAAATAGATGGAATAGATAGATATTATGAACCAAATATAGATATTTATAAAAATATATTATTACCTAAAACTTTTACTTATAAAATCTATAATAATAAAATTATTATATCAAGTCCTGATAATAATGATATTATATTACTTAAAGAAAGAGAAAGAATAAACGAAACATCATTTAATGAATTAAGATTATATGAATGTAATGGTGAAGGAAAAGATATATGTAATATTACATATAAACCATATAAATTATCTAATAAATATACAAGATATAATAATAAAGGAGAAATATTAGAAGAAATAAATAAACAACCTATAATAGAGGATATTAGTATTAGAAATTATTTTGATTTTATTCCAGATAATAGTAATAATAATTATATATATAGTATTCCATATATATCAGAAAAAGTAATTAAAGAACCATATATAGTAATAAAAATAATAAATGATTTAGGTGCTTCAACTGAAACATTAGAAGAAACAATACATAATTTTAGAAAAGAAATGAGTGTATTTAAATTAAATGTAAATTTGTATTTATTAAATAAAAATACAAAGAAAATAGTGGATTTTACAAGTAAATATGAATTAGATAGTCAAAAAGAATTCAGTAATAATTTACAATATAATAATTATATATATGATAGAAATGTACAAGCTTATAATATAATAAGTAGAGAAATAATTATAAATTTTTATATTAAATTTCTTATATGTATAATAATAATAATAATATTATTTTGTATATTTTTATATCATTATAATAATAATCAATTTCCTAAAATATTATTATTAGGTTTATTATTAACAGGAATAGCGATATATTTAATATTATATAATATATTTAAACATACTCGATTAGATGCTTATAAATATTATTTTAAAAAACCTGAAAATATATATATAAATAAACTTAATAATAATAATAATAATGAATATAGATTTGAATAATAAAAAAAGAATATATACAGGAAAATATAAGGATTTATTAGAAAAATATACAAAAGAAGAAGTAAATTATTTTCAAAAATTACCAATAAATAAGAAAAATGAAATATTAGAAATAGAAAAAATAATAAATAAGAAATATAGTATTGAACCTTTAAGATTTAAATTATTATCATTAAATACTACAATTGAAAATAAAATAATTATTATGAAAAAATATGAAGAATTATTAACATTAAATGTACACTCTTCTGAATATGCTAAATTATTTAATTGGATAAAAACAATAATTGAATTACCATTAGGAATATATAAAAAAATAAATTATGATGATAAATTAATATCTGAATTTTTAAATGATATTAAAAATAAATTTGATGATAATATATATGGTCATAATAATACAAAAGAACAATTATTAAGAATATTAGCTCAGTATATATCAAATCCAAATGCTAATGGTTATGTAATTGGTATAAATGGATCAATGGGTACAGGTAAAACTAAATTTGTAAAAGATATAGTATGTAAAGTACTTAATTATCCATTAGCATTTATTCCATTAGGAGGAATATCAGATTCTAGTTATTTAAAAGGACATTCATATACATATGAATATTCATATTATGGAAAAATAGTAGAACAATTAATAAAAAGTAAAATAATGAATCCAATATTCTTTTTTGATGAATTAGATAAAGTATCAGAGAGTAAATATGGAAAAGAAATAATAAATACATTAATACATATAACGGATTCTACACAAAATGAAAGATTTAGTGATAAATATTTTGAAGGAATTGATATAGATTTATCAAAATCATTAATAATATTTACATTTAATAATATAAATGATATTAATCCTATATTATTAGATAGAATAATTATAATAGATATAAATAAATATAGTCGTGAAGATAAATTTAAATTAACTAAACATTCATTATTAAAAACAATATATAATTCTTATAATTTTAAAGAAGAAGATGTTAAAATAAGTGATGAAATGATTTATTATATAATTGATAATACAAAAGAAGAAGATGGTGTTAGAACACTTCAAAGAAATATTAATAATATTTATAGTTATATAAATATGAATAAGTATATATCAGATAATGGAAAATTAATAACATTTCCATATGAATTAACAAAAGAATATATTGATAAATATTTAATATTTAAAAAAATAAAACAAAATAATCTTTCTATGTATATATAATATAATGTTAAAATTAAAATATAATTATATATATTTATTTTTAGGTATAGCTATATTAATAATTATAACTAGTATTTTTATTATGATAAATAATAATAAAAAAAATTTTAATTGTAAATTTTTAAGTAAAGAAGAAACTAAATTATTTATAAATAATGATATTGATAATTATATCAAAAATTTAAGTATATATGATATAAAAGCTAGAAAAGTTAATAGTAATGAAGAATATAAAGAAAAAGTTATTAATAGTTGTTTAGATTTTACATTAGAACAAATAGAAAAATTAAAAAAATGTTCATTAGAAGCAGAAAAATTTTTTAATAATAATAATATTTGGACATTTGCTTTAATTGATAATAATTATGAAGAAGGATTTCCTCATACAAGAACTAATATAATATTTTTATCACCTAATGTTATTAATTATGAAGAAATTGAATTAATTAAAACATTAATTCATGAAAGTATTCATATTTATCAGAGATATAATAAAAAAGAAATTAAAGAATATTTGAAAAATAACGGTTATTCATTTTCTAGATATAAACCATTAGTTTCATTAATAAGAGCTAATCCTGATTTAGATAATATTATATATAAAGATAGAAATGGAATAGAATTAGTGGCATATTATAATAGTGATAATCCAACAGGAATAAATGATATAACCTTAAAAAATTATATGTATGAACATCCATTTGAAAAAATGGCATATGAAATAGCAGAAATATATTATAAATCAGTAATATCTAAATATAAAGATATTATATAAAAATTTTTTTAATATCATTATAATTTTGAATAAATTCTTTAATTCTTATTTTTTGATAATCTGACATTATATTATCAATAGTATTTTTATCTAATTTTTCTTTTTTTAATAATTGATATTTATTATTATAATCATAAATAAGAATATCTATAGATTGATTCATAACTCTTTCAAAATCTTTATTCATTAATTTAATGTTTTTATTCTTAGAATAAATCATTTTTTATGAATATATTCCTTGTAATTTTAAAACATTATCTATATCAGATTGTTCAAATTGATGCATATTAATACAATTATTAAGAATTTCATTTTGTTGAGATATAAAACCATCATTTTTTTTAAGAATCATAATAGCTTCTATTAATGTTTCTTTAGCTTTTTTATAATTTTTATTTTTATAATATGCTAATCCTACTGTATGAAGAAAATCAGGATTATTTTTTCCTGAATTATTATAAATATCTTCAACATTTTTAATAACATTATTAGAAATATATTCTTTATCACCTATTAATTGGGTAAGTTTTACAAATTCTCCGTTTTGATATAAAAAATTATTATTATTTATACTAGTTGTAAAAATACCTATTTTAGATCCTTCAAAAAATAAATTTTTATTACAAACATAACATTTAATAGTATCTTTATTATTCCAAATAAAATATGATAAACTAACTTTTAATGGAAATCTTATTTTATTTAAAAATTCTATTAATTGTTCAGCACATTTTTTTGATATAAAATATGAACATTTTGATATTAATACTTTAAAAAAATTATATGAATCTAATAATTTTAAATCTCCCGGCTGATTTATGGCAATACCTGTTAAAATTAAATCATAATTAATTTCATTTATTTTATTTAATAATATATTAATATTTTCAATAAATTCATCTATTATAATAATATCATCTTCTATAATAAAATGATAATCATTATCACTATTTTTAATTAATTCATATGCTTTTAAATGTTTATTTAAATTTGATAATTGAGAAGTATTAACAGGAACAACTTGTGTTTTAAAATCATCATCATTAATTTCATCTTTATTAAGAGTTACGAGTTGTTTATATTTATCAATATTTTTTTCAATATCAATTGATGATGGATTATTAATTTGATGAAAATTATATTTAATATTATTTTTATTTAATATTTCTTTTAATTTATTTAATTGTTGATTAAGACTATTAAATCTTAATTTTAAATGATCGCTTGTTATTATATAAATATCAATTTTCATATCTAATATTTAATAAAAATAATAAAGCTTTATATTATATTCATGTTGATTTTAAGCTAGCGAAAGCTACTTCTAAACCACTAACACGTTCGGTTAAATCTTGACGTTTTTCTAATTCAGATATACGATATGATAAATCAGTTATAATAGCAGTTAATTGTTCAATACTATTAATACGATTAGTTAAAGTATTTATTCGTTCTAAATAATTATTATTTTCAATAGATTCAAATCTTTGAGTCATTACTTCATCATTATATTTAGGTTCAGTTTCTAAATTATATATACGTCCTTCTAAATTATCTATTTTAAATAAATAATTAATTTTATCTTTAAAGTCCTTATTTACTATTTCTAAATTATTTATATTATCCTTTAAATTATTTATTTCAGCATCCATAGAAGAACGTGTTTCTAATGCCTTGAGTCGAACAATAATATCACTTAAATCTAAATTACCAGAAGCCCCTGATCCTTGTGATAATTTTTCTACTTTATCTTTTAATTCAAGATGCATCTTATAAAAAGGGTTTAATTCCATTTTTCTATTTAAAGCAATATAAAAAAAAATGATATAATTTTATACATATATATTAAATAATAATGATAGTTCCGATTCGTTGTTTTACTTGTGCGAAAGTTATTGCCGATAAATATGATTATTATATTCAAGAGATGGAAAAATTAAAAGATAAAAAAAAGAAATCAGACGACGATGATGATTATAAATATTTTAGCGATATTCATACAAAAGAAATTTTAGATAATTTAGGATTAACTAGATATTGCTGTAGAAGAATGTTATTATCTACAAGTGATTTAATGGATATTATCTAAATAATTATTAGTATATAAATATGAATATTTCAAATGATCAAATAGAAAAAATAATTGAAACAAAATTTAATCAGTTTTTAAAAGAAGTTCCAAATTTAAAAAGAGATATAAAAAAAGAGATTGAAACGGAAGATGATTTTTTTAATTTTTCTATTCAAGAAACTTATCAAAATACCATTCAAACTATTATAGATATAATTAATGATACTTTAAATATTTTAGATAATTCAAATGATTATAAACGATATCTTAATATATTTTTTAATGAACATAGAATGTTTTATTTGGGTATTATTCTTATAATATTATCATTTATTATTTATTTTATTGATGGAGCTTCAATTTAATAAATATAATAATTAGTAAATATAATGATTATTTATAATTATTATTTTGCTATAATAATTCTTGCTATTATCTTTTTTTTAATTTCTACTAAAAGTATTTCAATATTAATTTCAATTATTATTATTATTATTATTGGATATTATTATTTTAATAAAATTGATGATTTTCAAAAAACTATTGAAAATAATTTTAATAATAAAATTAAATTAATTAATACTGATATTAATGATAATGAATTATTTAATGATTCTAATTATTTTTTAAATAAATTTCCTGTAAATATTAAATATTTAAAATATGATAACTATTTAATCGAATTATTATTAAATATTCGATTTATAAAAATATTTGATAATGCTAAATATATTTATCTTATCGGTTCTATTGAAAAATTTATGAAATTATATATATTTATGTTAGGTGATAGATATGATATAAATATACATTTTACTAGTTTTTTATCATTAAGAACTAGTATTATTAAAGAATTATATTCAATTTATATAATAATTCCAAATAAATTTATATATATTTATAAAATAAATTTATTTGAAGAACTTAAAAAAACAATTTATAATTTTATTTCTCATTCTAGAAAAATGATCATTACTATTCAAAATTATGCTTTTAAAGAAAAAAATATTAAATATTTAGAAGATACTAAATATAAACCTTATAATATCGCTAATAATATTACAGAAGTATTCTAATTTTAAAATAAACTTCTAGATACAGTTTGTTCCGTTGATGGATAATTAAATATTCTTGTTGTCATATCATTAGTTATATTTGTACTTGCTTGAAATCCATTACCAGGAATTGTAAGTACATCTCTAAATATATTAAAATCTGCTGAATTATCAATATTGGTAGGATTTATAGGTTCTCCTCCTTTTTTTATTTTTCGATTATCATATCCTCCTTTTAACGCAGGAAGATATGTACTAATAAAAGTAGGCATATCTAATAATGGTGTTGTTAAAGCACCTCCTCTAATATTTTGGCTACAAGGACAAATACCACCATATTTTATATAATCATTATTAAATTTATTATTATCAATTTTTAAACTCATAAAATCTTTATAATTATTAATAGGTCCTTTAAAAACTTTTTTAGTCATATGTTCTATATATAATTTATTTTTTTTTATATTTATTAATAATGAATAAAATAGGTCCAGATGGAACTTCTTCTACAACAGTTTTTAATGACTTTTCTTTATTTTCTTTAAATAATATTAATATTGGTCAATATGCTGGTAAAATTATACAAGGTAGTAATAATACAATATTAGGTCAAAATGCTGGAATAATTGGATTAGAAGTTAATGATAATATATTATTTGGTTTTAATTCAGGATCTTTAATAAAATCTGGAAATTCTAATATAAGTATTGGTAATGATAATACATTATTACCACATATTAATAATTGTATAAATATAGGTGATAATTATATTAACTCTACTAATTCAATAACTATTGGATGTAATCTTATTAATGATAGTAGTATTAATATTGGTTATGATAAATCTCAATTAAAATTAAATAATTCTAATATAAATTTAAATCAAATTGAAATAGGAAATATTATTAATTTAGGATTTAATAATAATCTAAATTCTAATACTATTTCAATAGGAAATCATAATAATAATATAAATATTAATATTGGAACTTCTAATAATTCTTTAAATTCTAATTCTATTATTATTGGTAGAAATATTAATAATAATAATTATTCTTTAAATATTAATAATTTAATTTGTAAATATGAAAATGATAATAATAAAATAATTTATTTAGGTGTAGGTATTTATAAAAATATACCTATTATTATCGGTTCTGTTTCTGATAATAATACCTCTAATTTATTAATAAATGGTTCTTTAAATACAAATAAAATAATAATAAAAAATTCAAGTAATTTAGCAATAACTCTTAAAAGTAATGATAATCAATTAAAAACAAATATTATTTATTATTTACCATCAATATCTACCAATATTAATAAAAATTTCTTTTTATCAGTTAATAAATATGGATATCTTCAATGGAAAGATATATCTAATGATATGATTACAACTGTAATAACAAAAGGTAATATTATATGTAATAATATAGAAGCAGAATTAATCCAAGGATTTGGATATTTTTTAAATAATATTAATATTAGTGATAAAACAACCGACGATTTAAAAGAAGGTGTTAATAATTTATATCTTAATTCTAGTCTTATTACAGAATTATTATTAATAATTATTAATAATTTAACAACTGACAATATTAGAGAAAGTCTATCTTCTAATTTATATTATGATGAATTCCTATATTCTTCTAATTTTAATATAAATATTAGTAATATAAATACTGATATTATTAATACTAGTAATTCTAGATATTATCAATTAACTGATTTTTATGATTTTTCTTTAAATCATCTTTTAAATATAAATAGTGATGATTTAAAGAAAGGATCAAATAATATATTTTATAGTGAAGAAACATTTAAAAATTATTCAAATACTATTATAAATAATTTAAAAGAAGGTAAAAATAATTTATATTATACTAATACCAGATTTCAAAATACTTTTAATTCATATATTAATACTAATGGTATTATTGGTATTAATCAAGGAATTAGTAATTTATATTATAATTCATTAAATGTTGAAAGTAATACTAATCTATTGTTAAATAATATTAATACTGATTTTTTTAGAGAAAATAGAAATAATTTATATTATACTAATAATCGTCTTTTAAATTATTTTAATTCAAATATCCCGTCTTCTGATGGTTTTAAAGAAGGTAGTTCTAATTTATATTTTAAAAGTATAAGTAATTTATCTATTAATAGTGATTTTATACCTCAAGGTAATAGTAATTTATATTATATTAGTAATTCTAATTTACAAACTAGAATTATTAATAATACAACAACAGATACTTATTTACAAGGTAGTAATAATATTTATTTAAGAGAAAATAATATAATAAATCAATATCAAAGTTATATATTAAAAGATGTAACAACAGATAGAATAGCAGAAAAAAACAATATTAAATTTATTACAAATAATTTTTATAATAATGAATTAAATATTAATGGTTTTATTAAAGCCAATAATGTTAGTCTTAATGATAATAGTAATGTAGATATTGATATTACAAAATTAGAAATTATTAAAGATGAATTTTCAATTGGTCCTTTAACTGAAGTAATTCATGTTTATGATTACAATAATATATATTTTAATAGTAAATTAAGTAATATTGATATTCAAGTTAATTATGATAGTAATATAAGTGATTCTAATGTACCTTTTATTGTGATTGATAATAGAGTAGGTATTAATAATTTAAATCCTTATTATAATTTTCATGTTGGTACAGGTGATGATACGGCATTTATTTCAAAATTAAGAATGAGTGATATTAAAGGTATATCAGGAGATTATGGTGTAATGTTAATGACATCTAATAATGAAATAAATGGAGATGATTTTATAATACAAACAAGAAAAAATATAAATGATAATTTTAATAATACATTAATAATTAAAAATAATTCATATGTTGGTATTGGTAATATTAATCCATTATCACATTTTCATATAAATTCTTCATTATTAACTGCTACAGATATAACTATAAAAATGACTGATAATATAACAGGACATGGTTATAATAATGGATTTTCTTTAAGTAAAAATGAAAATCAAGATGGATTAATATGGAATTATGAAAATGCTAATTTAAGTTTTGCTACAAATAATAAAGAAAGATTTAAAATAAATAATAATGGTAATTGTTTTATAGGTGTTCCTAATTCCTATAATTATAATCTTTATGGATATAATCAACGATTAACATTAGGAGGAACTGGAACAGATAATAAATGGGGACAATTTTATATTTATGATACATCTATTGTTGATAATAATTATTTAGGATTAATATTAAGAGCAGATAATATTAATAATTATTGTTCTATTCAAAGTGATAAAATAGGTATTAATACAAATGTTCCAATATTATTAAATCCTCGTGCTAATAATGTTGGTATAGGATTATATAATCCTAGTGAAAAATTACATGTTAATGGAAATATAGTAGCATCAGGTAATATAATATCATCCTTTTCAGATATGAGATTAAAAACTAAAACTTCTAATTTAAATAACGCATTAGATATTATTACAAAATTAAATGGATTCAAATATAAATTAAATGATAAAGCAAAAGAATATGGATTTAATGATAATAATGAAATGATTGGTTTAAACGCTCAAGAAGTTAAAGAAATAATACCAGAAGTCGTAAGTATAGCACCTTTTGATATGAAAAAAGAAAATAATAAAATAGAATCAATATCAGGAGAAAATTATTTATGTATTCAATATGAAAGAATAATACCTTATTTAATTGAATCAATTAAAGAATTAAAAAAAGAAAATGATTTATTAAAATCTAAAATATTATGAATATAATATCTTTTATATCTTATTGGTTTTTTATTTGGTTTATATTATTTATATTAGGAATTACAAAAGCTAATCCATTTATATTTTTAATAATAAGTTTAATATTTATTATATTTCAAATTATTTATTTATATTTAATAAAAACATCAGAATATAAATTAATTAAATTTATTACTATTAATTTATTTATAAAAATTATTCCAATTTTAATTATTTATTTATATTATCCAATTACTTATAATTATAATGATATATCTTTTGGATTATTATTATTAACTATATACATCGCAACAATGATTATTTTGAAAATTAATCCAATAAAATCATATATCAATATTTTTACTAATTATGATAAAGAAAAAACTGAAATAAGTAAATTATATGATTATTTATTTAATCATTAATAATATAATTCCTACCATTATTAAAATAATACCAATAAAATTTATTATAGAAATTTTTTCATATAATATAAAATAAGATAATAATAATGTTATTAATGGATATAAAGCTGTTATTGTAGTAACAATAGATACATTATTTGTATGTTTTAAAGCATTATAATATAAAATATTTGCTAAAAATAATCCTAAAAAAGCACAAAGTATTATATATATAATCTTATTATTTTGTTTATTTATATCATTATATATATCTTTATAATAAATATAACTATAAATTAAACTAGCAACAAAAAAAGTAATAGCAGAAAATATAATAATAGTATGATATGATATATCATTTAATAGTAATTTATGAATAATTGGAATAATTCCCCAAATTATTGCTATAATAAATGCGATTATCATATTATCTATGATTTATAAAGAATATATATAATATGTTATTTATAATTTCTGGAATTATTGCTGCTTTATGTTATAGTTCAGATAGTATATTTGGAAAAATCGCATTAGAAGGATTTCCTTTAAATATCTATTTTATAATAGTTGCTTTTATTTATAGTATAATTGGGATAATATTATTTATTTTTAATTATAATACTTTTTTTAAATATATAAATAGAGAAATAACACAAAATAATTATTATTATCTTAAATATGCTGTAATAGCAGTTTTAATAGGTACTATAGCAGGAGATTATTTAATGTTTTATACAATAAATAAAGCAAGAAAAATAAATATACCTATAGCAATTACACTAATACATTTAGCACCTATATTTTCAATATTTTTAGTATATTATTGGTTTAAACAAAAATTAAATTATAAAGTAATATTAGGTATAATAATAGTATTTATAGGAACAATTATTACTATAACTAACGCAAATGAAAAAAATGAATATTTTTTATAAATTATTTATATATAAATAATGAAAAGATTTAATCAATTTTATGTAAATACATTACAATATATGTATAACTCTCATAAAAAAAATAAATATGAAAATAAACAAATATCAATAAATTATTTCATATTATTAAATGTATTGAAATCAAGTTGTTTATTATAAACAAATTTTATATAATTATAATAATAATATGAATTTTATAGAATATAAAGGATATAAAATAACATATGATGAATTGAATAAATATTTTGAAGAAATGAAAGAAAAAAGAGAAGATCGTGATAAAAATTTAGAAATAATATGTAGTATACATGAAGAAATATTTAATACTTATAATAAATTAAAACCTCCAATAGATGATACATCATTAAATTTTTTTAAATTTAAAACAATAGATGAAATAAAATCAGATGGTTCTTATATAACAAATAAATATATAAATTTTACTTTAAATAATTCTTTATTTCATTTATTAAATAATATAATTGAAAAGAAAAAAGAAATAAATATAATAAAAAGAATAGAAAATTTAGAAAATATTGTAATTATATTATTTGGGTTTTATATAGGATCATATATAATATCCTTTTAAATAACTAAAGCATATTTTTCAAAAAATACAAATAATTCTGGATGATTTATTTTATTAATAATAATACATTTTACTTTTATTTTTTTTTTATTTGTTTTTAAATCCCACTTAATTTTATAAGTAATTCTATTTTTATATTTTTCAATTGTATGATTTAACCTAAAATCATTTTTATTTTTTAATTCTAAATTTCCTATTTTTTCAATATTCATATTTATATATATATCATCTTCTAAAGTATCAAATTCAAAATTAATAATATCTTCTTTTTCAATAAATCCTAATTTAATATTATTTTCATCTTTAAATAATCTACTTATAGTCATATTTGTTTTTATTGAATATTTTGAACTATTATTATTATAAAATTCTATTAAAGTTTTATAAATATTAGTCATATATTTATTTTTTTATTATAAATATCAATTTTTTAATATTGCTACAATATCACATTTATCATCTGATTCAGTTATTTCATAATTATGTTCTTTTAATTTTTTTATACTATTATTAAATCCATTAATACCTAATTCATCATCGTTATTATTATATTTAGTAAAAGCATCTGTTGGAAATAACCATTTCTCAAATATAAGTTTTTTAATTTTATATTTATTTAAATCTATCATTTTTATAATTTCAGAATCAAATCCTTCAGTGTCTATCATTAATAAATCTATTGTTGTTATATTTTCATTTTCACATATTTTATCAAATGTTATTGATTTTGTCTTTAATTTAACCATATCTTCTTTTTTCCCCCAATCATTCATTGGTAATAATGAAAAATGAACATCAGAATATTTATAACCATTTTCTGCTAATATTCCTGTTTTATTTTTTTTATCATATATACCATTAACAGATGGAAAAAATAATTCTAATTCTTTATCATTTTCATAATAAATAGCATTATTATATATAACTGTTTTTGATAATATATCATTATAATTATCTTTAATTTCATCTATTAAATCAATATTTGGTTCAACTAATATAATTAAATCAGGATTATCATTAATAACCATTTTTTTAAAATTATCATTACCATTATTTGTTCCTATTTGAAAATATATATTTTTCATTATTAATTTATAAAATATAAACTTTATATGGATTAATAATAGAATGAATACATCAATAAATTTAGTTAATTATTATGAAAGAATTAAAAATTATAAAAAAATATGTAATAAATTTAAAAAATTAAAAGAAAAACAATGTTTAACATTTGGAAAAAAAAATAAATATGATGATTATTATGAATATTTTCTTAATAATAAAAAAATAATATTAAAAAAAAGAATAGGTAGCGAAAGTAGATATGGGCTTATATTTTTAACATCAACCAATTATGATAAAAATATTATATTTGCTACTAAAATTATGATAGTTGATTCTCATAATTATACTGAAATTATATTATCAAAAAAACTTTCAAATATTACTCTTAAAGATATTAATCCACATTTTTTATTAGTTTATAAAGCATTGATATGTAATAATATAACATCTAATAAAAAATTACCTGAATTAGTTAGATATGATGATTACTATATTACTATTAATGAATTAGCTGATGATAATCTAAAAAATTTTTTAATTAATATTAATGATCCAGAATTAATTAAAAATGCTTATCAACAAATAATGTTAGCAATATTATCATTTCATTATCATACAGGAGGTGTATATCATAGAGATTGTCATTATAAAAATTTTTTATATCATAAAATAGAAAAAGGAGGTTATTTTCATTATAACCTATTTGAAAAAAATATATATATAGAAAATAAAGGTTATATATGGCTTATATGGGATTTTGGGATAGCAAAAACAGAAGAAAATAGAAAATTAGAAAGATTAAAAGATTATTTAAAAGTAAATCAACATTTTAAATCTTCACATAATTATACTGATTCTAATAAATTTATTGAAATTAAAGATTTTGTTAGTAATATGAAATCTTTATATAAAAAATATAGAGATATTATTGGTAATTCTGATTTATTATTTTTTAAAAATATTTTAAATGATTTATTTGAAAGCTCATATAATAAAAAATCTTTTATTATAAACAAAAAACCATATTGTATCAAAAACTTTTAATTATTTTTATTTTTATAAATAGTAATATATTATGAGTTCCTCTGATGGATTAAATAAAATTATACAATCAGGTAATTCTAGTATTCTTACTTATGACGATATACAAACTAGAACTCTTGATTCCATCAGAATAGGTAATTACTGTGGTAAATATCTTAATCTTTATAATAATGTATTTATAGGTTATAGAGCAGGTGAAATAGCAACAAATGTTGAAAATTCTATTTTAATAGGACATAATGCTGGTGATAATATTAATAATGGCGATAATGTTATAATAGTTGGATATAATTATAATAGTAATAGTTGTAATTCAATAAGTATTGGTGATAATTATAGTTCAACACTAACAACATCTATTGGTAAAAATAATTATAATTATGGTATATCTAATGTTATCATTGGATATAATTCTAGTAATTATGGTACTAATCTTTTTTCTATAGGTAATAATATTGAAATAAAAGCATTTAATGTATATTATCATAATGGATTTTTTGATCCATTTTTAACTAATATAACAGTTAATCCCATTTTAAATCTTTTTTATGATAATTATTCTAATGTATATTCAAATACATTTAATACAATAATAAATACACCTAATTATATTTCAACTATTCAATTTCAAAAAAAAAATCTAATTACCGATTTTATTAATCCTATTCTTAAAAAAGATTGTATTATTATTCAAGGAGATCATTATGTTCTTTATAATAATATATCTTCTTCTAATATTCAAATTCCTAATAATATAAATATTAATCAAAATCAACTCTATAATCTTACTAAATATTCCTCTAATTCTATTGAAATTCCTTTAAGTATAATAAAAAGAATTGCTATACCTAGATTAAATATACTTTCAAAAACTGTTTATTTTAATGAAGAAGAAGGTTATATTTTAAATGAAAATGAATATCAATTACAATTTATAATTTCAACACCACCATTATATGGTAATTTTAAAAATAATATAATAAATAAAATAGAATTTAATGATGATAATCTTATATATATTTCAAATAATCTTTTTAATTTTTTAACAGATAAATGTGGAATAACACCATTTATTATAATTAATAATGAATATATAAAAGGACCTGAAGAAATATTTAATTTTCAAAGAACTTTTATTAATTATAATTTAAATTCTAATTTACCAATTTCTATTAATTTTTCAAAAGATATTTTATTAAATTCAAATATAATTAATATAGATATTTTACCTTTTGATTTTACATATATCGAATCTTATATTATCCAAAATTTAAATATGTCTTATGATGATTATTCAAATATTTATATAAGTTTTATTCAAAAACCCATTAGAGGTTTTATTAGTGATATTAATAAAAATCCTATTGGAATTCGTAATTTATTAAATATTTCTGATATTATTTATCATAATTATGATAATAAAATTAATAATGATTCTTTTATTATTAATTTTTCTTATGGTTTTAATTATGCTAATCCTATTAATAATAATCTTTTAGTTAATATTAATATTATTCAAAATAATCAAATTAATTTAAAAAATGCTTATATTTTTGATACATTACCAATACAAAATAATATTATAAATATTCAATATCCCACATATGTTATAGATTATAGTTCTAGTTATTTACCTATTAGATTACAAGATTATTATAATAATTTATCTAAATATAAAAATTTAGATTTAATTTCTCTTAAATTAATTTGTACAAATAATAATAATTTATTATTTGATAATCAAAATTTTTATCAATATTTTGGTAATTTAAATTTTAATATATATTATAATAATTATATTTCATCAAATCAACTTTTAATAAATTATTATGATAAAAAAAATAAAAATATAGATTATCAATTTCTAAATTATTATACTAATAATAATTTTAAAGGTAAAGCAACTATTAGTTTTGATATTGCGCCTATTGTTCAATTTCCATATCCAAATATTGATTATATTTATAATTTTAATTTAAGTTTTTATAAAAATTCAATTTTATTAAAAAAATATAATTATAATAATTCTACTATAAATTTATCACTAAATATTTATAATAAAATTACTAATATTATTAATGATATATCTTTAAAAGATACAAATAATATTCGTATTGAATATTATTTATCTTCTAATACTATTAATAACAATAATTTAAATAATTATCTTACAGAATTATATTTTAGAAATTTTTTAATTATTTATGATAATAATTCTATAAATGATAGTAATACATCTTTAGCGATTGGTAATGATATTAATATAACAGGTATTAATAATATAGCTATTGGTTCTAATATAACAATTGTTGGTGAAAATTCTTTAATAATTGGCAATGAAAATAGTAAAAATCCCATTAATGAAAGTATAATTATTGGAAAAAAAAATTTTGTAGATAATTATGTCAATAAAAGTATTATAATTGGTAGTAATAATTCCTCATCTCTTATTAACAGTAATCAAATTATTATTGGTAATAATATAGATAATAAATATTTATTAAATATTGATAATGTTATATGTAAAGATGAAGAAAAATTATTTTTAGGATTAGGATCTACACCTATTGCTATTGGTTACGATTCTAATGATAATATTGATATTAATGATAATAGTTCTTTATATATAAAAAATGGAATAAATGCTTCTTCATATAATTTTACAAATAATAATAATTATAATATTACATTTAAAGCAAATGAAAATTTAACATCAAATATTACTTATACTTTACCTGATTTACCTTCTAATTTTTCTCGATTAATGCTAACAACTGATATAAATGGTATTATGAAATGGTCTGAAACAAATACATTTGATATAGATACTAATCTGATTTTAAATAATATTATAACAAAATCATTAACAGTTAATAGTTATATTAGTGGAGATGGTAGAAAAATAACTAATATAAATATTAGTGATAAAACAACAGATGATTTAATAGAAGGAACAAGTAATCTTTATTATACATCTGATCGTACTTCAAAAATCATTTTAAGTAATATTAATATAATTGATACAGATTATTTAAAAGAAGGTAAAAGTAATCTTTATTATACAGCTGAAAGAGATAGTAATTCATTTTACAGTAATATAAATAAAATAACAAGTGATAATATTAAAGAAGGTTCTAATAATTTATATTTTAATCAAAATTATTTATCAAATGCTGTTTTATATACTTTTAATAATTATTCTACTGATAATCTTAAAGAAGGTTCTAAAAATTTTTATATAACTCAATCAAGAGTTGATAGTTTTATCAAAAATAGAACAACTGATGATTTTATAGAAGGATCTAATAATAGATTTTTTACATCTCAATTAGCAAATTCAAGAATAGGAATATATTTAAATAATATAACAACTGATAATCTTAAAGAAGGTTCTAGTAATCTATATTTTACAAATAATAGAGTTTTAAGTAATGTTAACAGAATATTATTAACAAAAACAAGTGATGATATAAAACAAGGTACTATTAATTTATATTATAATCAAAGTAATGTAAATAATATATTCTCTAATATAATTTTTAATAGAAATACTAATGATATTAGAGAAGGAACTTCTAATCTTTATTTAACAGTTCCTAGATTTAATCAATATTTATCACTTAGAACCACAGATAATATTAAAGAAGGTTCTAGTAATTTTTTCTTAACAAATAATAAAATTTTAAGTATTGTCAGTAATTTAACTACTGATTTAATTAAAGAAGGAACATGTAATTTATATTATAAAGAAAGTTATGGTAGTAATTTTTTCTATAAAAGTATTAATTTAATTAATACTGATTTAATTAAAGAAGGTAACAGTAATAAATTTATTATTAATAATACATATAATTCTAATTTAGTTATTGCTGGTAATGTTAAAGCATCCAATATTATCATTAACAACAACAATTTAATGGATATTTATAATCAAAGTATTGATAATCTTCGTTCTAATTATGCTAAAACTTACATTAAATATAATATTAACAGTAATGTAAGTATTTATAATAATTCTAATGCTCCTTTAACTCTTAATTTTAATGTTTTATCAAATAAACCTATTAGTTTTGGTAAAGCAGGACCTCCTTTTATTATTGTTGGATCAAATGTAGGAATTAATTTAATAAATCCTTCTTATAATTTACACGTAAATGGTTATGCTTTTGCTAATTATTTTATAGGAGATGGTTATAATATAAGTAATTTAAATGTTAATTATATGGATTTTAATACAGATGATGTTAAAGTAGGTAGTTCTAATCGCTTTATTGTTGATAATTTATATAATAATAATCTTACAATAGAAGGTGATTTAATTTATAATAATTCTATTATTAAAGGTGATATAATACCATTTATAGATAATTATTATAATTTAGGAAACTCTGTATCATATTTAAATCAAATATACAGTAAAAAAATAAATCTAAATACTAATTCATATATATATGAAAATAATTCTAATCAAATAACTCTCAGAAGTTTAAATGGAATTGTAATAGAAGATAATAATAGTAATTTAAATATTTCTTTTAAGAATAATAAATTGATTTTTAATAGTAATCAAATATTTAATTATGATTTACTCTATAATTCACCTATTAATTATAGTAATAATTATACTACTACAAAAATAGAAAAACCTTTAATCTTAACATCAAATTTAATAATAGAAACTTCAAATACTAATCCTTTTTCTATTAGAAGTAATAATAATACTATTTTAATAATAGGTTCTAATAATAATAATTATGATGTTAATATAAATGGTTCTCTTAATTCAACTGATATATTTATTAAAGGAATTAATATTTTTAATAGAATAGATACTAATTCTAATACTATATTATCTAATATAAATCAAACATCAAATTTATTATATAATAATTTAATTCAAACATCTATAATAATTACCTCAAATTTATTTAATAATTATATAAATGATAGTAATAATTCTAATTATTTCTCTTCAAATTTAAATAATACTTCTAATACTCTTTTTAATGATTATTCTTCATTAATTAATATAACTTCATTATTATTTTATTCTAATTTAAATAATACTTCTAATACTATTTTTAATGATTATTCAAGTTTAATTTTCAATAATTTTTTAAATTTATCTACTAATATTATTCAAACGTCTAATTCTATTTTTAATAATTATTCTACTCTAAATAGTAATACTTCTAATTCTATTTTTAATAATTATTCTACTCTAAATAGTAATACTTCTAATACTACCTTTATTAATTATTCTACTCTAAATAATAATACTTCTAATTCTCTTTTTATTAATTATTCTAATTTAAATAGTAATACTTCTAATACTACTTTTATTAATTATTCTACTCTAAATAATAATACTTCTAATACAACTTTTATTAATTATTCTAATTTAAATAGTAATACTTCTAATACTCTTTTTATTAATTATTCTAATTTAAATAGTAATACTTCTAATACTCTTTTTAATAATTATTCTAATTTAAATAGTAATACTTCTAATACAACTTTTATTAATTATTCTATTCTGAATAGTAATACTTCTAATACTACCTTTATTAATTATTCTAATTTAAATAGAACAACATCTAATACTCTTTTTAATAATATTAATCAAACATCTAATACAACTTTTATTAATTATTCTAATTTAAATAGAACAACATCTAATACTCTTTTTAATAATATTAATCAAACTTCTAATACTACCTTTATTAATTATTCTAATTTAAATAGAACAACTTCTAATTCTCTTTTTAATAATATTAATCAAACGTCTAATACAACATTTATTAATTATTCTAATTTAAATAGAACAACTTCTAATACACTTTTTAATAATATTAATCAAACTTCTAATACAACTTTTATTAATTATTCTAATTTAAATAGAACAACTTCTAATACAACCTTTATTAATTATTCTAATTTAAACAGAATAACATCTAATAGTCTTATTACAAATACTAATACAACTTCTAATAATATTATTTCATCTATTACATCTAGAATTAATACAATTAATACTGATACTATTCCATTAGGAACTGCTAATCGTTTTATTACAAATAATTCATTTACTGGTAATTTAACTGTTACTGGAAGAATTATTAGTTCAAATTTAACAACTTCAAATATAAATATAATAGGTTCTTTTACTACAATTAATACATCTAATTATGCGACTGAAAATTTAGAAATTGTTAATGATAGTACATCAACATCTTTAGTAGTAAAACAATTAAGTGATATAAAAAATTTAGTTGAATTTTATAATTTAAATAATTTAACATTTGTAATAACATCAAATGCTAATATTGGTATTGGTATAGTTAATCCTAATCCTTTTTATAAATTATTTGTAAATGGTAATTTAAATGCTAATAATTATTATATTAATGGTCTTGATATAAATACAAAAATAAATAATAATATTTTAATATATTCTAATATTATTTATTCAGATTATAATCAATTAAATAATAATACTTCTAACAATCTTTTTAGTAATATTAATTTAACTTCTAATAATAATAATTTAACATCAAATAGTCTCTTTAGTAATATTAATTTAACATCTAATAGTCTCTTTAGTAATATTAATTTAACATCTAATAGTCTTTTTAATAATATTAATCAAACTTCTA